ATTAACAGCACTTAGCCATGTAGGATCTATAGTAGTTAGAGTCAATGAACGAGTAAGAACCCATTTACCATCTGAAGCTCTAAGAATATAATCACTAGCATTATATAAATTGACATCAGAATTGTATAGTACTCTGAACAAAAATTGGTAAGATGCTGGTGTACCTTTAGTTTTGTACAACTCTCTGGAAATCTTAGTCAATTTCCTTTGGTCAACCAAAGAACCATCAGGGAAAAACGACATGAAATCGTTTCTAAAATAATTTAGAAATTGATCTAGTGTATTATCAATATCAAAATAATTGGTAAGATTTTTTGTACCGTATGTTACACCACCTTGTTGTTCCATCCATTCATAATATGCTTGAATGAAGGCGACAAAAGTAGAATAATCCGGATTGTCACGGACAAACTCCGGCAGTTGTGTCGGTATTAGTAACGATGTTTTGTTAAGATATGACATTAACTTTTAGCAGTAACGGATACGGTTATGGCTGATGGATCATTATTATCTAGTGTAATAATTTGATTATATGTAGAAGACACAATTCGATTGGCTGAATAACCAATTAGTCTAACGATACCATCAGTATTATTGATTGTTGTAGGTGTAAAATTCAATAATGTAGCAATACCATTTTGATAATCTATGTTAGCAGCATCAGTATTTAATATATTTTTAACACCATTAACATAGTAATATGTTCTTAGAGTACCATAATTACCACGAAGAACAGCAATTGCTGAAGCACCAGCACCAGTTGGATCAGAAATGACTACAACGGCTTGAGTATAAAAAGCACCACCATTTGTAATTGTAATACCTGTGATGACACCATTTTCTACTGTTGCTGTGGCAGTTGCACCGTTACCATCACCAGAAATAGTAACAGTCGGTTTGGTATATCCTGCACCACCAGAAACTACAGTAACAGAATCAATATTTGTTGTTGTATCTGGTGAAGGTTCAAAGTAAACCGGATTGTATACATTACCCAAAGCATCTACTGTGGCAAATGAAGGATTAATAGCAAATGCCTCATCACCACTACCTTGTTCCAACTCATTACCAAAATTTATAGTATAGTTTAAAGATTTATTCAGAGTTGGTATTAATCTTTTCTCTAAGAATAAATCAAAATCAACAGCAATAATGGATGGATCTAGTGATTGTGTTTGTTGAATCAAATCACCAATCACGAATGTGGAATTAAAGGTGTTTAGTGTATTGTTACAATAATTTCTAACGCCTGCATTAACAAGAGAAGAAATTTGTGATGAAGTCAATACTGTTTTCTTTGGATCATATAAGATATTTGCATTCAAAATAAGATACACATAGTCCACATCAACAATCTCTGGTACAACAGTTAACACAGAAATAGGAGCAATAATTTGGTTGGCAATAATTTGTTTTTGATTGTCGGTCAAAGAATATCCACCTTGTGGTTTGATAGCCACAAAGATTTTACCATATTGTGGTGGATTATTTTCTTCTCCACCCCACACATTCACAGCATCAAAAGTTAGGCCAACATTATTCTGTTGAATCAAAGTAATGTAATCGTCTTTGGTGACAGCACGATTTTGTGCTGCATAGGATTTAGGTGCTTGAAATTTAATAGAAGAAATTGATTCTTTATCTGAACCACTTGTTGCTGATGTTACACCATATACGGACACATTTGAATATCCTGAAACATTATTCATTAATACAAAGTTATTTGCTCCAACCGCAGCAGTACCTTTTGTGGTAATATAAGAGATATTAACAATATTACCATCAACTAATTGTTTACCTAATATGCCATCACCAAAATAGATTTGGTAAATACCATTTAAACCTTCTTGTAAGAAATATACTGTAGAATCACCAGTCAAAGACAAATAATCTGTTGCTAATGTATATACTTGGTATGAATTATTGGAACTTGTTTGTTGTACAGTTACGACCAAAGAAGTTGTATCAATATTAGTATCTGGTATATCAAAAGTATATGTTGGATTAGTAATTGGATTTACTGTATAAGTTTGTGAAGTTGGAATACCTTGTTTAATTTGTAAATCACTAAAAGTGGCTGTATTGTTTGCCACATTTACTGTGTATGAATCTATTGTCACAAAGTTATAGTTTACACCATCAATTGCCTCGGACATAAAGTTGGTATATTTTGGTAGAGTCAACGAACTATTTGTTACTTGATTGACCACCAAATTAACTGTTGCTGTCGGTGCAATTGCTGACCTAGGAATATAATTTAATGTTTTTGCTTGAGATATAACAGAATTACGCATCAAAGCGGTGTCCAAGAACATTTCATTAGCAACCATGTTTAAGTAGTAAGAGTTATATTGTGTATTGTAAGCAAGAACATCCAACAATGTAGATAAAGCAGAACCGTCAAAATTATAATCTTGTAATACTGGTTGTGATTGTAAAAATGTTTTTAGATTGGTCTTAATTGTGTTAAAGTCCAAGTCCGCAATTTGAATATTACTATTAGCGCCTGCCATATTATCTGTCTCTCTCTAGTAGAAGTGTTACTGTGGTTGGCAATGTTGAATTTTCTGTATAGAATGATAAAGAAACATTATAAGAATTCTCATCAGCACTTGGTGAAACGTTTATTGAATTAATAGTTGCCCTAGGTTCATAGTTCTGTATCATTGTGGTAATCTCTGTCTCTAATGCAGCAGCTGTAATGGGAGATACCAATTCAAACAATAAAGCATCTAAATTCGATCCAATATCTGGATTAAACAATCTATCATAGTGTTTTGTCAACAATAAATTACGGATAGAACGAATAACAGCTTGAGTATCATAACTCAAGGCTACATCACCTGTTACCGGCTTTCTGGTAAAGGTAAAGTCTAAGTCTGAATATAATTTGTTGAGAGTTGCCATTGTTTATTTATAGTAGGAGTAAAAACGCTTTTTTAGTTCCTTGGATTCGTCTCCAAAATTTCTAGCCCCGGACGAGGATTTCGAAATTTTAGGAATTGATTCTACTTTTGAGTTTTGGTGTTCCGATGAAATTATTGAGTAAAAAGTTTTGTGTTTCACCTAAACCACTAAATTGGCTGACATTCTTGTAATTTGACACAAAAGTTTGTAAATTACTAAAATAAGATACATCCGCAGAATGTTGACCAGCCATATAATTGTTAACATTCACAATATCAGTCAAAACTTTTTGTATTTGAGTATTTGATAAGTTACTTGTTCCACCACTAATACTATTTGTCACTAAAGTCAAATCAGCAGATAAAGTGGCAGAATTTGCACTTAATTGTGGACCTATTAAAATACTACCAAAACTGCCCATAATAGGTGAACTATTAGATATGCCATCAGTTTGATTAGTTACATACAAAGCAATTTTACCTAAATTTGTTGCAGAACTATAATATGGTGTACTATTATCACCATTAAACGCATTAACACCTGATAAATTGTTGGTGTGTGTCAGAAATGCTGGTGCATTATAAGCAAGAGTAATGGCAGAAATACCCACATTTGCTAAATTAGATGCTGTATTGGCTGTTGTAGATAGATTAGTTGCTATTGTAATAATACTATTCACAACATTAGCAACAGGATTCTGAAAATAACCACCTACATTACCATTGGCAATATCTTGTGCTTGCCAAGTATTAATAAATGGTGCATTATTACTTAAATATGATTGGGAATTGGCTGAATATGTCTTTACATAACCATTAGGGTCGCTAAAATTGTATCCTAATGTTGCGTATACGCCTTGTCCATTAATTACTGTTGGCATTATTCACCACCTCCTGATATACTCATAAATGGTGTCAACGGTGGTGTTGTTAATCCACCTTTACTGTCAATATGTGCGTGAGTATCGAATATTGCCGAATTAATTTGGTCAGTCATAAAAATAGCATCCATAATAGAAAAATTACCTAATGGTGAAGTCACAGAAACGCCTGCATTCATCACTCCTAATGTATTTACTGCAACCGTAGAAAGTACCATGCCAGGTACTACCACAGGAAAACCAGCAGAAACACCACCTAATTGTGTCACAAATCCTTGTACACCCGCTTTAATACCGCCTAAATCTGAAGTACCTATACGAGATTCGGCAGTAATCACATCAGCATGGATCGTACCTCCAACAACTAAATCGGAATCTAAGTACATACTGTCGCCAGCAGATATTTTAACTTGTCCACCAAATCCAGGTGTTGAACGGAGTGCCATATCATTATCTGATAACAATTGCATACCATTAGAACCTTTACATCTGGTAGTCATATTACCGTCAACTTCTAGATTGTAATCACCAACCACTTTTTGTGTAAAATTACCACCGACAAGCATATTACAATTACCAACCACTTCTATGTTACAATCACCTTGGATTTTTACATTTTTATTTTTTATGGTAATTTCATAGCCATCACCATAAACTTTATGTACTTCATCACCATTTGGGTGCATTTCGATAAAAGTACCAGAACGGTGTTGTAAACGAACACGCTCACGGGTTGGTGTGTCGTCCATTTCAAAAGAATGGCCGGATTCGGTTTGTTG